CGATGAAGGGCGCGGAGATCAACGCCCGACTCGTGCGAGATCATGCGCTTCACGAGGAGATGGGCCAAGTCTTGCAGTCCGGCAATCACCCCAAGTCGCCGAACAGCACGCCTCCGCCTGTCATCGCTGATCGTCTCCTGTTCATCACGAACAAGGGTGAGCTAACCGATGTGCGGCCGAATCGCGGGATCAAGATCGCAGACGCCGGTCAGCGGATCTCAAGCTACTACGTCTGCGAGTACTCTCTGTATGCGGCCAAAGACGGGACTGTGAAACAGCGGTCAACGTCGAAGCCAAAGACAGCGGGTGAAGCGCGGAAGGCCGGTCAGGGCAAGAAGTCAGTCAAGACTCCGGCCAACAAGTCGGTCAAGCCAGATCCCGACGAGACGAAAGACTCGGACGGTGATGACGATGACGATGAAGTCAAAGCCGGAGATCGCGGCTCGGGCGGCCTGTTCATCGATAGCGATAGCGAGTAGGCCATGAGCACTTTGAGTACCACCGAGTTGGAGGCCCAGGTTGATACCGATCTGGACGATACCACTCTCCAACTTATCATCGATGCAGTCGAGCGCGACATCGATGAGTTTGTCGGGCCTGCCTCTGCGTATACGTTCGAGGCTGAAACCGAGGAACAGGTGGAACTCGCGCTCCCGGTCGGACTTAGTGCTTTAACAAGTGTAGTCGAGTATACTGACGCTCGACACGATCCGACCAAGACTACATTGGCGGCCGATGACTACGAGCTATCTGATGACGGCTGGGGATTGAGGCGTCTTTCTGACGGTACCAATTCCCGCTCGACATGGGGTTATCGAGCGGTAGTCACCGGTACGCCAGTGGCCGATGTCGCAAGACGTAAACAAGCAACTGTCGCTTTGTGCCGATTCCTGATCACAGAGACGGCACATCAATCGGAGCGGATCGGAGACTGGTCCGCTACCAGTAAAGACTATCGCAAAGAGCGTGCCCGGATTCTTGGCGCACTCGATGATGCGGTATTCAACGACTAGGGGGCCATCATGGCAGACGTAACAATCACGGCACAAGATTTGACGGATGCCGCACAAGATACAACCCGAACCTCGATCACTACGGGGAATACGTATCAAGTGGCAATTCCTGCTGGTGGTGTCGTGCTCAACTTCCGTAAGACCGGCGCCGGTAACGCGACCATCACCATCACGACTGCTCAGACCGTGAGTGGGCTTGCTGTTGCTGATCGGACGTTCACGCTCGACGCCTCGACTGGTGACGAAGTGCTCGTCATCAAAGATAAGGTGTTGTACGGAAACTCTGATGGTGAAGTCGAGTTCACCACCGACGAGGGTACCGGTGCCACTGTCGCCGCACTTAAGGGGTTTAGCTAAGATGACTGCATCTGAACTACACGGACGTCTGTTTCAAGGCTACGAGATCGAGGCCGTCGAGAAGGCCTTGAAGTCGGCGCTCAAGATCGTCAAAGACGCCAAACTCTCTGAGTTTGTCGATCCAGAGAGTGTCGCCGACTTCAATGCGGTGGCTCTTGCTGATGTACCTTACGAGGTAGTCGCTGTCACAGATCAGAGCAAATCGCCGCTCACGTTCCGGGCTCAAGGTCAGCACGTGATCTGCAATCGACTGCTGAAAGGACCGGTCAAGGTCGAGTATGTAACAAAGGTCGAACACTCTCGCTGGGAGACGGCCTTGATCGCGCAGGTGCGTAAGGAGCTAGAGAAATGAAAGTTCCTGTGACCGTACCGATCCTGAACGGCAAGCGCCCACACAAGATCGAGAATATCGCGACCACTCGTCGCATAGGTCAGTTCACTCTGAATCGAGCGACCTTATATAACTCGCCGCTGGCTGCGGTTCGTAAGGTGATGTCGCACTTCATCGTGTTGGAAGCTAAACGGGTGGCCAACGATGAAGGTGCCCTCTATCTCGCGTACTCAAACCTGTTCCGCGAGATCGACGCTGATGATCAGATCCCGGTCTATGCCATTCACATCTCGACCGGTCAGAATGGCGCGATCTTTGTCCGGGCGCAAGAGCTAGCCGAAGGCAAGTCGGCCTTGGAGGAAATGAAAGATGCCCTCACGTCAACGGATGACGATGAGAGCGTTTCTGCAGAGGAATAGCGCGAGCGCAGACTCCTACGGTCACGAGCGACCGGGATCTTGGGGCGCGCTCTCGACTACCCCCTGTTGGGCGTGGGTTGATCGTGAAGAAACATCACACGGGCCTAACGCCTCTCTGGCCGCTGCTCGCTATAAGGCGATTGTCCCGTTGGGAACAGATGTGACCGAGAGCGATCGAGTCGAGAAAGTAGAAGAGCGTAACACTGATCAGGTGTTTGGCTTAATGTACATCGATGCTGTCATTACTCGTCGTGACCACATCGAACTTCGGATGCGTGGGCATGCCTGATGCCGTTAAAGAATTGGCGCGGAGATCAGATCGTAGACGAGATGCTGGAGCGTACGGCCGAGGCAATGGACAAAGTGATGGCTCGATGTGTTGTCACTGCCAAGACCTTGGTCAACGTGCGTACTGGCACCTTACAGGGATCGATTCAAATGCGTGAAACGATCATGGCACAGGGAGGCGAGTTGATCGGTCTCTGGGGATCGTTCAGCGTGAAGTATGCCGCCGCTCAAGAGTTTGGTCGTAATGGTCGACCTTACCTGCGACCAGCGGCCGATCGTCATTACCCAGAGTTGGATGATCTAATCAAGGCAGCAAGTAAATAGATGCAAGATGTACTCGACGCACTGATTACATATTTCAAGGGCGTCTCTAGTGTGACTGATCTCACGAGTACCCGAATCTATGGCGCCGATCTGCCTGACGATGAGATAGAGAATATGCCCCGGCAAACTGCAGTTCTTAAGTATGCCGGTGGCCCAGAAAGTGTGCGGTCGCATAATGTTCAGCGAGTACGTGTAGACGTACTGAGCTATGGAGATGGCTTCAAAGAGGCCACCGCCGTGGATCATGCAATCGCTGATGCGGCTCACGACCTTGGTCGCGAGGAGCCCTCGGGTTCAAGTACACTGATCCACTCGGTCGGCTATGGCGGGCCGATCCAGTTAAGGGAACCGGAAACGGGTTGGCCGTACGTTGTGCGGACGCTTCTGGTGATCGCAGACGAACGGGTGACAGTCTAAGGAGTAGACGCACATGGCACATGACCCAAGAGAAATCGTCGTCGGCCCGCTGACGATCTATGTAGCAGCGGCCGTCGAGGCAGAGGACGATATCGACTCTGCACCATCAGGAAACTGGTCCCAGCTGGGAACGAGTGGGGCGGCCAACTACGGTGAGGCCGGAATCACTGTTCAGCACCAGCAGACTTTGCGGCAGACGTTCGCGGTCGGTAACACTGGCCCACTGAAAGTCAACCGTCAGCAAGAACAGTTGATCATCGGCTTCGAGCTGATGGACTTCAATCTTGCGCAAGTCACCAAGATCCTGAACAACACCACGGTGTCCACCGACACCTCGCCGAACATCGATTACCTCGGTGTTCGTCGCGGGCCCGATGTGACGATTCTGTCTCTGACGGCCCGAGGTACTGGACTGTCTCCGAGTGGCAACTTCCCGATCATGTTGTACGTACCTCGGTGTTACATGTCGAGTGACCTGTCGCCGGTGTTCAGCAAAGACGACGAGGCCAGACTCGCAGTCGAGTTTACTGCGATCGAGTACGCGTCTGCCGCGACGGCAGAAGAGCGTTTCGGTCGTTGGGTTGTCCAGACCTCGTAAGAGGCCGAGACAAATCATAATGTGAATCACTGACGTGATGGATTTATCTCGGTCGGTCTAATCATATGGCCGATACGAGAAAGTTCGTTACGTCAGTGATACACAAGTCCTAATGGAATCGGAGGAGCAACCATGGGACAGAACGGACGAAAACCGAAAGCGGTAGCGGACTTCACCACAGGTGAGCAACTACCTTTCATCGCGATAGACGGTGAGAATTACGATCTCGCCCTGGACGATTACTCAGAGGTAGTCGACCTGCGCCGGCGAGCGCGTCGAATCTCTGAGTTGACCGATGACGAGCGGCAAGAGGATCTGACCGAGCAAGAAGAAACCGAGCTTGCTGATCTTCTACAGGCAGCCGTGACTCGTATGGTCCGAGCGCCAAAAGAGGTGCTGGCGAAGTTGACCGATCTTCAACGCATGGGGATCAGCAACATCTACTACGGGCGAGCCGTTGAAATCCTGGACCCTACCGGGGAGCTGATTGGGAGATTCTCCCCCGGCTCCAACGATTCTACGGCGGGAGCCTAAACGAGTGGATCCACGCTTCACCGCGGGTCATATCGACTTGGCGTCGGATGATCCCGGTGTTACGTGGAGAAGAGTCGCTACGGCGAATCACAGAACAGGCTGCCGGCTCTGGGCTTATGAAGCCGCATGAGCATCAGCGGGTACTTAATGAGTTTAGGAGAGAGGCAGCCTTTACCGCTCGTGACGATCCTGATCGGCCGAAACCAACGTTGGCCAGTGTGATGGGGCCATTTGCGGTTGCTGTCGTAAAGAAGAGCAAAGATGGCTGACGTTGTCGGAACAGCAGTTCTTGAGCTGACTACTGATTCACGCAAGATGATCCGCGGTATGAAGGCGGGTCAGAAAGCGGCAGAGTCAGAGGGTAAGAAGCTTGACAAGACAGGCCGTGACCTGTCGCAGTCGATGACCAAGGCCTTTGGTCGAATCGCCGCTTCTGTCTTGACCGTGGGTACGGCGATGAAGGCCATTAACGCCACGATCGAGAATGTCAAGCTCGCTGCCAAGTTCGATGCCATTTCAACCTCATTCTCAAATGCCGCCGCGAGAATGGGGGCGGATAGCTCACAGATTGTCTCATCGATTCAGCAAGCCGCCGGTGGAACGATCTCCGCTCTCGATGCAGTCACGGCTGCATCAAGGGCACAACTCTTTGGTCTCCCTGTAGACGAACTCGGTCGGCTCATGGAAATTGCCCGGGCATCGGCCCGGGCAACAGGCGAGTCCGTATCGTTCATGTTCGATTCGATCGTCACTGGCATCGGTCGAGCGAGTCCACTCATCTTGGACAACCTCGGGTTGACAGTGAAGATCGGAGAAGCCAATTCTGCCTATGCAGAATCGATGGGCATTGTCAACCGCGAGCTGACAGGCGCCGAACAGAAGCAAGCGCTTCTGAACGCGGTCTTGATGGCTGGTGGCAAGATCATCGATGATGTCGGTGCCGATATGGAAGAAGCGACCGATGCCGAACGGTGGGACACGCTCACTGCAGCTGTCGCCAATCTCCGTGTCGAGTTGGGTGAGCGTTTACGTCCAGCGATCAGTGGAATCGTTGGTACCCTGGGTGAGGCAATCCAGAGTATCGCTGGTGGGCTCAATGCCGATCGCCTCATCGGCGAATTTCAACGAAGCTTCAAAGACTTTGACCAGTTGACGCTACAAGAGTTGCAGCGGCTTCAGGGCGCGGTCAAGTTTCGTGTAGACAGCATTCAAAGCTTAATGAGTCAGGCTGTAGAACAGGGGCTTGACTTCGGTACCATGGCCGAGTTGATCGACGAGTGGGAAGCCGAACTGGTCAACCTGCAACCGATCGCCGAAGGGACGGCCTTTCAGATCGGTGTGCTGACCCGAGAGGCTGCCGCTGCTGCCGCTGCTCTCGGTAGTACAAATGATGAGCTTGACGACTTCGTCAGGCGTGGAAAGAATTTAGAGACGAATCCAAAGGCTGGCGTCGGGCCTAAGCTCGACATTCAACCGGTCCAACAATACGTACAAGATGCGGCCGCTGCCTTCCGACAACTCGATCGTGAGTTGCTGTCGAGCATGGATCAGATTGTTGAGAACAACAGGCAGATGTGGCGGGACATTGCCAGTACGGCCGTTGACATCTCAACTACTTTCCTCAACCAACTTCAAGGCGTCTTTGACGCATACTTTGACTGGCAGCTATCGCAAGAAGGTCTGACTGCCAAAGAGAAAGAGAAGATCGCCCGTAAGCAATTCGCTGCCGAGAAGGCCTTTGCTTTGGCGACGATAGCCATCAATGCCGCCGCTGCGATCATTAAGGGTTTTGCAGTTCTCGGACCGATCGGTGGCGCAATCTTTGCTGCCGTTATCGGTGGACTCGCTATCGCTCAAGGTGCGCTCGTCGCGTCTACAAAGTTCAAGCCACCGTCCGGCGGATTCAAGGATGATGAACCGACCGACGGCAGCAGTGGCGGCAAGGGAAGCCTATCCCGAGGTGCAACATTTCAACAGCAGCGACCGATTGATGTGACAGTGAACGTCTTTGACAATCAGGTGTTAGGCGGTAACGTCCGCGAGCTTGCTATGATGATCAAAGAAGAATTCCTGGCCATCGATGAGTTGGGTCTGTAGCTATGGCTTCTTGGCAGGTCACAGTTGACTTCGGCTCGGGCGCTCAAGACATTACGGATGATGTTGAAAATCTACGCCGACAGCAGATCATGCATTCTGATCTGCGGCCAGCAGTCAATACAGTCACCTTTGAAGTAACCGATCTCACCGTCGCTAACCAGTTCATCACCGCGACCGATGATATGGACCTTGTAGTCAACAAGGATGGATCGGCGTGGTTCACTGGTAAAGTCCGACCGAACTTCCAGAGTACGATGCTCGCCGCTCTTGATCGTCTTAACGTCGAGGGCGTCTGTCCGCTGTTCGATCTGCAGAAGAACATCGACACGAACCTTGAGTGGGAAGCATACGACGTCTGTGATACAGCCTCGACCGGCGCAAGTATAGTTCATCAACTCCTGGTCTCCGCCGGCTTTGCCCTCGGCGACATGTCGCTTACCGATATCAATACAGCGATCAGCTGGTATGTAGTCGAGCGCGAAGAAGAAAAGACATACTGGCAAGAGCTATCAGATATCCTATATGAGTATGGGTACGTCTTGGACACCAACGAGTCCGGCGTATTCATCATGCGAGAACTCCACCCGACGTCTCTGAGTACGTCGCCGATGGACGATCTCGATATGGTCCAGCCGTTACAGATCACCAAGAATCGTCAGCGGTGGGAAGCGGCTCGGATCACGTGGTATCCGATCGAGACATTCTCTGATGTTATCGTCTTTAGCGATCGGACCGACGGCGACCAAGAAAACCCGATGAATGTCGCACTGGCGAATACGGAATACTATCCTCCGGGTTCTGGTGCCAGTCAGGCAGTCTACTCGATGTATCGGTATGCCGATGCAGAAATTCTCAACGTTCAGAATGAGCGTACGCTTTGGTCAAAGACTGGAGCCATCACAAAGAATACAGAAAGCTTCGGCTCGAAGCGTGCAGACATCCGATTCCTTGGCGGCTCAGGCGGTGGCACGCTCACCAAGTTTGAGATTCGCGGAGACGCTATTGTCAGAGACAAGACGAAGATCAAACGGTCTGTCGTCTATCGAGTCGCCAACAGTGATCGAATACTTAAGTACACAGCGAGATTCATCGAAGCCGTAGCCGACGGCGACCAGTTGGCTTCTGATCTTGCCAACTATTACGACTTCGCCGACTTCATGTACAGTTTCGAGGTAGACCCAGATTTCACTATCGCTGTCGGTGACGAGTTTGCGCTCACATCGACGGCACAGAATCTGACTACCAACATCCGTGTGGTTCAACTGACCGAAGATACCCACGGTGTCCGGATGGCAGTCTGTGAAGGTCTGTCAGCCTATTCGTTGCTGACCACCGAAGTCCAAGACGTTGTCGGCGCCAATCCTGAGACCACTCCAAATCAGGGAACCGATCCACTGACGCCGGTTGCGCCGGTCGATGAAAACCTATTCGCTTGGTGGCCGGCTGATGAGCTGATCGAGTCGACACTCCCTGATCATGGGCCGTCGGCCTATGATGGTACGATCGGTGGATCTCCGACCGAGGTTGCCGGTGTCGCCGGAGACGCAATCAAGTTCGATGCTAACACAGAGAATGTTAACCTCTTAACAGACGCACAGGCCGATCTCGTAATGGCCGCCGAGTTCTCTGTCTCTATATGGTTCAAGTCAGCATCAGCCGCTGGAGACTCGGCCGCTCGGATCATCACCCGAGACGATACAGAATTCTGGGCCCTGACTCTCGATCAGTCGGCAGCCTCCGGCTCGCAGGTTCTTGCGCTTACGATCGCCGGCGACAAAGACACAGTCGTCTCTGATATCGAGACTGACAAGTGGTATCATGTCGTAATCAATTTCCTGGAAGGTGATGCCGAAGTCTACGTCAACCGGATTCTGAAATACGTACATCCTCTCGGTTACTCAGACTTCAATGTAGCGACTCGTCCTCTCGCACTCGCAGTCAACACTGAGGACACACTCCAGACTACGAATCCATTTGACGGCTGTATCGACGAGATTCGTATCTACTCGGCACTTTTGTCACAGGCGAATGTCTCGTATCTATTCGCCAGTCCAGGGGGAGTCGCACCGACTGCCGATCCCAGCACAGGGACTTCGTACCGGATCCATTTCAATCGCAAAGAGATCCGTGGTGAGGAGCTAGTCGATGGATCGTGGGTCAAGCGGTGGCAACTCGGTTCACTCGACTCTGATAGTCGATTATGGCGTGGATTACGCGCCGAACTGTTTGGTCACCTTGACGCACCGAATGTAAGCTATCCAGTTTTTGATCCTCGCTTGCGTATCTTCGACTGGGAAAACGACGAAGAGGATCAGTGGGGTATAGACATATGGACAGCATCTGGATCTGCTGCGGTATCATCAGCAGCATCAAAATTCGGCACATACTCTCTTAGATTAAATAGTGCCCATTCATCATTTAGCTCTAGTACTGGCGCAATCTGGGAGCCGCAGTCAGTTGATGCTGTCTATAGTACGTGGTTTAGAGTTGATTCAGTCGCTGCAGGAACCGAAGAGTTAGGCGGCTTCGGTTCTGGCGCTGGAACCGGTGAAAGAATTAGAGTTCAACGTGATGGTACATCGATCCAAGTAGTTGTTACCAAGGGAACCGGCGGAGGCGCGAATACCGTTACGGTTGTCAGCAGTCATGCCGCTATTAGTGCCGATACTTGGTACTATCTGGGGGTTGTATGGGATGAGAGCGCCGATACAGTTTACCTAATTGTCGATGATACGGTTGATTCTGATACGAATGCGACTGCTTGGTCCGATACACAGACACCTTTTATGTTTGTCGGGGGCGGTGCGGCAACTACGGGGTATTTTGATGATACAGCCTTCTTTGTCGATGATCTCGAAACCCATGCTGGTACTGAACTTCGAGATTGGCTGCTCGATTATTACGCGGCCGAATTGCCTTGGAACCAAGACACGTGGACCGAAGATGATGTTCTCATAACTACCAAGGCAGACAAGCGAATTGTTCACGCCAATTCGCGCTCTGGTGTCCCTGTTGCTGGCGCTATTGAGTATGTCGCTGAATTAGCAAATGATCTAACAACGCCTTTTTCGAGTGCCTCATACTCGGATGGAACGTGGTATGTAATTGATCTCGTAGAACTTAATGGATATAGGATTGGTGCAAGATGGGTAGAGCTTGTTGTGAGCATCACTGTACCATCATCATTAAGTGCGGTACAAGAAGGTCAGTTTAGAGTCCGTATGCCCTTTTCTTCTCTGGACGCGTCAGGTATGATTTTGCACACATACAAAGGTGATGGTGCAGGATATACTCAGCGATTTCCTGTACGTTTTCCCATGGATATGGATGGTCATATCAGCTTTCGACAAGATAATGGTGATGCGAATGCGTACACGATCGGATTCTATGAGCCGCTGTGGATAGGCTTTTAATCAGTCAGCAAAAGGAGACAGCGAATTGTCCGAGGCCGCCGATCAACACCCGCTTAATGGAAAGGGCTCAGAGACTCTACGAACCTTACTGAGTGTCGTCGCCACTGCCTTACTGACGCTCATCGTCGCTCTAGTCTGGAGTGTGCGTGAAGACGTTAAGGACATAGAGCGAAAGCTCGATGCTGCGATCTCTGTTCAGTCGGTTCATGCTGCTGAACCTCTGCACGAAGGTGGTAAGGCGGTAGTCGATCAAATCCTGAATCGCGTTCGCAGTCTCGAAGAAACCTTACGTAAAGGGCACACACATTGAGTACCGCAGGTCTTAGACTGGCGATGATCTCGGCGTGGTTCGATATCCTGATCGTCTTCTGCCTGTTGTCTCTGGGTGTCGGCCTGAGCGGGTCTATGGCCCAGGCTATCGCTGACGGGACACAGGAACTTCGGATCACGCTTCCACCTCGACTCGGTCGTGTTCTGTTTTCTATGCTGATCGGTGCGCTTCTTATAGCGACCACCGATCTCGTGATGGGAGCCGCTGAAAAACTCAAGCCGGCTGCCCGAGTCCGTAGATATATGAGCGCCTTAGAGAAGGGCGTATTCTGGCGACTCGTGATGGAGGCCACGTGAAATATGCGCTCACTGCTGCTGTTACTGTTGTTGTCATGCTCGCCGCTATGGTGTTGGCCGGAATCACACCAGGAATTGTCCGTGAGCTTGAGCGAAAGCTCGAAGCCCAATCTGAAACTCTCCGAGCAGCTGAGGCTGCAAACATTAAGGCTGCAACAGAACTTCAAGAAGCAATCGCTCTTGAGGCAGCAAGCCGAGAACAGATTGAACGAGTTAGAGCAATCACTGGCGGAATCAGAGAGGATCTCAAACGAGCGGCTGCTGAGGATGCAGGAATCGCAGAGGCAATCGAGGCTCTCCTTAGAATCGCTGATGGAGTCGCGGCTCTTGAACGAGAGCTTGCAGAGAGACGTGCAGAAATTGAGATCCGTCCGCGTCTTGTGGTTCCTCGGCGGGATGGCAGCCGGCGTGACATTTGATGAGGGCGTCCGCCTCATTATCAGGTTAACAAGATGACTTGGCCTTTCACTGATCCCGACGCCCGAGTCACTGACGACTACAACGTGGTTCGTGGTAATCATCTTCATCGGGCTTGGGATGTCGCCGCTCGCAGTGGCTCGATGATCGTTGCTCCAGAAGTCGGCACGATGATGTTCCTGTATATGGTCCGTAGCGGTCGACCTCTGCCGACTGTCGCCGAGAGTGATCGTGTCTTGAAGCGGCGAGCCCGTCACTTCCCCTGGTATCTCGCTGATCGGTATGGAGCCGTCGTGGTCCTGTTCGGCGAGACGTACTGGTGGCTCTTCTCTCACTGCCAAGTCCCAGAGACATTTCGACGCGCGGGCGATCTTCACTGTCACATGGAACATGGGATGTGGGTTGATCCTGATGACGCAAGCCGACGAATCGAGATCTACTGTAATGCCCATGATGAGCCGTTGCCGGCGGCCACGGAAGGGCAGGTATTATCGTTCGTCGGTAATTCGGGATACTCGACTGCATCTCACTGCCACATGGAAGTGATACTGCCCGGATACGAAAAAGGGCCAACCGCAAGGGTTGACCCAGTCGAGATCTTCGGCCGACGGTGAGTTAGGCTCGAACGATCCGGAACCGGAAGTCTATCCCTACCTTCTCGGAGATCTCTTTGACAAGTCCTTTTTTGATCAGCGCATTAACTGCCCGACCGTCAAATGCCAGCTCGTGTTTGGTAACACCACTGATGTAGATATGATACTTAGGACCAGCGTAACAGTTGAGGCCCTCGCGGATGCTGATGAATCCGTATTGGTCGATGGCATCGAGTGCTTCTTGTTGTTTCTTGCTGATGTTGTTGTTGTTCTCTGTCATATCTATAATATAGCCCGTGTCTATCGACGTGTACACCCCTTTGGCGAAAATTTTTCAATTATTTTCACCCGAGATACTGGCTCCAATTCGAGTCGAACAGCTCAGGATCGACCTCGGCCCATGTCCCGTACCAGTCAGCACTATCCAAGAAGTCTCCCTGCGATTCATAGACGCGCTTGATGCCTGTTCCCTTGAAGGCAATCCAGAAACCGGCCGGCTTGTCTACGTAACACAAGAGGAGTGCCTTTCCGCGCATCTCTGTGTGCCGGCGGATCCAGTTGAATTGCCCAGGCCTGAACGGGATCTTGACCTGCCCGGACTTTAGCTGCTTAACAACTTTCAGCTCGATCCAGACATCATGTCGGTACGTCCGCATGTGAAGATCCGGCACGCCGACGGCTGTCTCTCCTGTCTCGATCCGAGTGACGTTATACAAGACGTTGAACCGTTCACGCAGTTTCTCTCTCATCGTAGACTCTCGCACGTGCAACCTCCCAGTCGCTTACTTTGTTCTCGTCCGCTTCGGCGGCCGCCCAGTTCTCACTCAGAGACGGGTCAGCGCGAATCGGCACCTTGATCGTGATGCAGTTCTCCATGATGTGATGTAGTTCTCTGAACGCCTCGAAGCCTTCTCGGGTCCGAGGCACAGAGACGTCAAGTTCATCGTGTACTGTGATGTGTGGATAGAGAGCATCGAAGATCCCGCCTTGATACGCGTCTAACATCGCCTTCTTCATCAAGTCGGCGGCCGATCCCTGAATTAGCCGGCAGAACATCGTATAGGCTTTTGACCGATCGACGAGTCGACTGCGGCGATTGAGGAATGTCTTGATGTAGCCTCGACGAAGTGCGACTCGCTCGACCATCTGTGATGTGTGTTTTACGTATGGGGCCTTGGCATGATAGGTGTTCAAGATGTCGTAACAGTAGTCAAGCGGCCAGCCGAAGAAGCGTGCCATCTTCTTGGCGCCCATGCCATAGGCAACCCCGAAGTTTAGGTTCTTGGCGAATCGCCGCTTCAAGCCTGTTAAGTCCATAATGAACTGGTGGTAGTCCTGATCGGGATTCTCGTTGTACCGTCGCACCAGTTCTTCGGAGCCGGGGCCCGAGGCAAAGTGGGCAGTGAATCGATACTCAATCTGCGACCAGTCGATCTTGCCCCAGAGACACCCTTCAAACGGAACGAACGGCTCACGGGACATCGTGCCGAAAAACTCGTCTACACCGATCGCTGGTATCTGTTGAAGATTCGGAGTGGCTGACGAGAAGCGGCCGGATCGAGTCCCGTACTTGTCATTACGTGTTGAGTAGAATTCACAGTGAAGCAAGCCGTCGGGTCCAAGATGATTGACCAGCGATCCTAGCAAGAAGTTGTTAAGAGCGGTATGCGACTTCCGCACTCGACGGATCAGTCGGTGCAGTTCGTGCTCATCTTCCATGCCCTTGAGATAGTCGTCGCTGACCGATGGATTACCTTTGTCGGTAGTCGCGAGTGTGTAACCGTTCTCTTGTAGAAGATCAGCGACTTGCGTTGGTGACTTGACGTTCCCGTCAAACCCATACTTCTCTCGGAGTATCACTTGCGACTCTTCCATCTCGCATTGGAGTCGGAAGGCGTTTCGATCTCGGATGTTGGTATCGATCAGCGTGCCAGTCTTACGGAAGTGTTGAAGGCATTTCAGTAGGTCGCATTCGAGTCGATACAGATCCCACAGGTTTTGATCGACTAGCTCGTCTTTCTGATATGCGTGGAAAATCTCCATCGGCAAGTGGAGATCTTCCAAGACGTAATCTCTAACCAGCTGATGAGGCATCTTCCAGAGCCACTTGCGTGGATCGCCCTTCAAGTTGTTCTGTGCGCAGAAGTCATCAATCTTCGACTTGGCCTTACCGCGGTTCAGATACTTCTGCCCGAGAAAGTCAAGGTTGTAAGTTCCCTGATTCTCGTCTAAGAGCGCCTCGGCCACTTGAACATCATGCCAGTCACCAGCAGGAGTCAGACCGTCCGAGTCGAGCCAGCCTGCGTCATACTGAAAGCGGGCACCGAGTTTGGGGATCGGTGCCGACAGCTGCTCTTTCAGATAGGCTCGATTCTTCTCGCGTTCTTCGGGCAGACAGTTGTAATGCCCGAGGTTGTAATACTCGAAGAAGTCCCCGGCGCCGATTCCGACGCCGAGGATATGCCCATCACCACGAAGGTTGCCCGGGCCGAGTTTTTCCAGATTAGGGTCTTTGGTCTCGATGTCGACAACGAGCATCGAGTGGCCACGAAGATCGGGCCGTTGTGGTTCAGGCTTCGACACGTCGTCTCGCAGCCTCTCGGCGACACTCTTCACTGCAGTATCGTTTCAACCAGTGACTCGTCTTAAACTCCTCATCACAGATCAGACAGTTGCGAGTATCTTTGGGCTTGTTGCGTTTGGCATAGAACGCCTCACGACAGGCATCAGAACAGAATCGCCGATGGACGCCGACCGCCTCGAATTGCTCTTGGCAGTGGTCGCACTCGATCTTGCGGGCTGACTGTTTGATGTACGCAGTCGGTCGATGACTTGTCGCCTTAACACGACAACCGTCGGAACAGTATTTCTGGAACGAGCGGTAAGGCTCGAACATCCGACCACACTTCGGACAAAGCTTCCAGTGTTCGGTGCCGAGATCACTCATGCCTCAGTCTCCTTGTCTTGATTTGACCAGGACTCGCGTATCACTGAATCAGCGAGCTTTCTCAGATCCGCCATATCATTAGACCTCCTCAGATAAAGCCTTCGTGTCACTGATTCATATTATCATTTATCGATCGACTTGGTCAACCCCCTTCGATAAGTCCGATTCGATATGCGTGTCTTGTTAAGTTCATACTCCAGCATGAACATCAGATCACAGGCGGCATGGGCGAGGTGCGGAAGTTCGGATTGTTCGTCCAGCTCTTCGCCTTCGGCATAGGCATGGATGTGCCGGAGAGCCGCATCAAGATACCGTTGCATCTCGACTCCCCGCCAATTCTCACTGTCGCCGTACTTCTCGATCCCGAATCGCCGGACCTCTGCTATGGCCTTAATAAATGTCGGATATACCAGAGAGGGCTCATACTTGCCGGCATCATGCTTGTTGGGATGAACGGCCAGCTCGGGCCGATCGATGAATTCTTTACGCGTACCGACGGGTGTGTCGATCTCGACTTGGATCTGACTGGCCACCGCTCGTCGCGCGATTTCTTCTTGGCTCACTGGCTCGATGCTCTGGGGCTCGGTGGCCAAGGGAATCCCGTATACCGGGCTGTCGCCGATCAAGTTGTCATCGATCTGTTCCTGAGCCGCGTGACTTAAGGCGCGCGAAAGTGCGTCATCAGTAGTTCTTGCCAAGGCGTCCAAACTTCGTGTCGCATTTTTGTCTTCTTCTAATGCGGCTGACAGTCGTTTGTAACATGCCTCGTATGTAGCAAACTCTGGCATGTCCGCACCTTCCATGTCAGAGAAGAAATCATCACGTAGTTTTTCTACGGCTTTACGTAGACTCATTTCACACCACCACGATCGACGAGATCGATCAGTTCTCGTTGCTTGCTTTCTTTGATCTTCTGTACCAGACCGTCGTCATCGAAGAAGCGTACCATTTGCTCGATGACGATTTGTACGTCGGCGATCTCCTCGGCGATACTGATGACGCGACCTCGGCCACGTAGTTCTTTGCTCAACTCTTTCTGTAGTTCTGACAGCTCTTCGATGGCCACTGAGATCTGGTAGCCACGGCCATTCTGCTGTTCGAGTGAGTAGTACAACTCATCGGTGCTCATCGGCCCTTTCTCGTCATGTCTTTCTGTTTCCATGTTATCTCCTTAACATGTTGTAGACGAAGTCGTCGTAACCATTGGAACTACTCTTGTAGACCAAATGCAAATGTTTCCGTGCCCGAGTACAGGCGACATACAGGCATCTCAACTCCGAGTCAGGATTCCGCTCGAAGCTTGCCCGAACAGCCCGGGTGTAATCGAGCAGCAAGACGACGTTATCTGCCTCACCGCCCTTGACACCGTGAATCGTGTTCACCTGAATGTCTGACTGGCTGAGATCAGTCTTGTTACGGATCAAGTCGCGGTAGTAAGGCAACTCTTCTTCTTTCCCGAGATCGAGCGCCTCAAACCACGGTGGACCGCCGGGGCCTTCTTTGATGTGATCATCAAGCATGAAACGTTGATACTTGATTCTCGTCTCATCGCTGCGGTCGCCTTTGCGAGCGGCCTCCCAAGCATTGATCGCGGCGACGATCCGCTTGTCAACAGAGAAGTTGCCCTTGTCCCAATAAGTTCTGGACTCGCGACGAAGCCTGTCTCTGACCCAACCGAGAAACCAGTTGTTACGCGACAAGAAGTAGTAGGACTCGCCTTCGACGATCGGCACTTCAGAGACGCGGTTGTAGAAACTGATCTCACCGCCGATGTCGACCGGATCAAAGCGCTTCTCAACACGTCGACCGATGTTAGCCGTGATGCCTTGGGCCAGTGTCAGAATCTTGCTGTGAAGTCGATATGACTTATCGAGGATCTTGACGTCCCGTGGCCGAATCCCGAGGAACTGTCGGACATCGGCACCGTTCCATTCATAGATCGCCTGATCGTCGTCGCCGGCGATGTAGACTCGCTCACAGTCTTTGAAGGCCACCAGACACATCAACCACTGCAGACTGGTAAGGTCTTGTGCCTCATCGATGATAGCGACCTTGACCGGTAGCGAGTAGTCCGAACGGATGAACTGTTCGATGATGTCCGTAAAGTCGATGACCTTCGCATGCTTCTTGTAGGCGTCATAGTTACGGCAGACCGCCTCATAGATTTTCAGCTGGATCGAGTCGAAATACGGATCGGCAGCCTCGGGGTTGTTCCGCATTAAGAACTGCAAGAACAGGTACAGATCATCGTTGTGGTAGAACTCTTCGGTGTAGTAGCCGGTGAACTTCATGTCCATCGCCTTAGAGAATTCTTTGTAATCGGCGCGCGAGATCATGTCATGCTTCTTGTAGCCACCAGCCCGGAAGGCCAGAGAATGAAGCGTGCGGAAGAATGGCAGATCATCGCCCGAGTAGCCAAACTTCTCTAAGGCCCTATCTCGACCTTCGTATGTACCTTTCCGCGTGAAAGACACGTAAGCGATCTTGTCTGGATCGACACGCTCTAACTCTTTCTCTAAGATGTCGAGAAGAGTTGTCGTCTTGCCGCATCCTGGTGCGCCGAAGATCATGCGCACATCATCGTGCTTAAAAGTCTTGTTCGGTGTCTGCTGTATCAAGGTCCGCTTCAAAGGTATTCTCCTCTATGTCGTCGGGGCGTAATTTCTCGACCACTGAATACGGTAAGGTGTTGACTCGGAATTGTTTACCAGACTCCGTCCTTACACGCTTAAATTCCATCCCAAGGTCTTTGAGAAATCCGTGGATCTCTCCCGGCTGGATCGTGACTGGGAAAC